AGTTTCAGTCAAGCTATAGTCGTTTTGACCTTTAGCAGCACCTTCAGTTTGAGAACCAATGTTATTAGTTTCGCCAGTGTTTTCTTTGTAGAAAGTATAAAGACCACTTTCAGAACGTACAGTTGGAACTAAGTCACGGAAGTTAATCAATTGAGCAGGTTGCAAAGCTGGACGTAAAGAGTAAGTTGTCACGGGATTTCCTGTAACGTTACCTGCGATAGTCATTGTCTTTGCTTCTGGCATTTCTAAACGGAATTTACCACCTTGCTTTAAGGTTTTCTCCATTTCGTCCATTCTACCATCTAATTTTTCGATGATTAATTCATCAAATGCTTTAACCTCACGGCTATCAGCTTTCTTTTGTGCAGCGGCAGCAATATCAAATTGCTTTTGCATTTCGTCTTTTACGACTTTAATTTCGCTTTTTACAGCATCAATGTTAGCAGAAACGTCAGCTTTTAAGCCTTTTACGTTCTCAGCCATTTCATTGATTAATTCTAAATTTTCCATTTTTTAATTTTTAAATAGTTTATTAAATTCTTTGATTGCTTTGAGCATCTCAGCCTCTTTTATTGTTTTCGGCTCAACTGAAGTATCGGGTTGAGTGATAGTTAATAATGATTGTTGGATTCTCTTTATTTCGGATTCCATTAATTCGTAAGTACTATCGGAATAATTCCCTTTAGTAATTGCTTTTAATAGATTGTCTAAACGCAAAGATAATGATTCTTTGTTTTCTGATTTGAAGCCCAAAGTAGGTGTTTCAGGATTCGCACCCCACAATACCGCAGAACCTTCGTAAAGTTTTAATTCACTGATTGTTCTTACTCCGCTTTTTGATTCGCTTTGTTTGATTGTGCTAAACCCGATTGAATGTTGATTGATTAACCCAGCATCGTAAAGTTTAATTAAATCTTCTCCTGCTTGTGTTTTTACAATTTGAGTAACGGCTACCAATTTGTCGCCATCAACATAAAGCTCACTAGGTTTTCCTATAACGTGATTCATATCGGCTTTGTGGTCAACTAAAGACCAAATCATATTCTTAGCCTTTGGTCCACGTTCAGTTAATGTCTTTGTAAATGCTTCAGGCACGATAATATCGTTGTCTAAATCAATATTATTCATTCTTGACCAAACCGCTTTTACAGTTCTTGTCTTTGTACTAACGTCCATTATAGAATCGTTAATATCTTTTAATTGTATTTTACCCATATAACAAAGTTATAATTTTTTTATAATGCTTGTGAAATTAAAGAATAAACGTCGTTATTGTTTTTATCGTTTAGCATATTCCATATCATTCCCATATCTCCTTTTGGTGGATTTGTGTCATAGGTTACATAATCATTATTCGCATCTTTTACGACTTGATACCCGATTGTGCAACGGCAATTACAAACATTCCCTGCTGATGCGTGAAAGTCGCCTGGATAGTCCATATATTCAAAACCCATATTATCTAATGTAGGCACCTCAAATTTTGTATCTATTGGCACTTGTATTCCGTTCATATGATAATGGTCGCTTCTATCTCTAGGTATAATTCTTGTACGGTTATCTAACGTACTAATCCAAATCTTATTTGTTCTTAATCCTGTTGAAATTGCACCGACTACTGAACCTGTGTTAGCAGCTTTTGCCGTTTCGGTTCTTGCAATAAGTTCGGCACGATAATCGGTAATACCTGCCGTTTTTAAATTCTTGATTGTTTCTTTTAAGGTCAATCCTTCCTCAATTCCTTTTTTAAGATAGCGTTGAATTTGTTGCCTTGTAGTGTCGGTAATATCCTTAATAAGTTGGGCTAGACCTTTGTAATCTAGGTAGCGAACTATGACACTTTGCCATAAGTCGCTAAAATATCCCTTATGTTCATTCGGTAGATTCGATTTTAAGCCCTTTTTTAGCCCTTTGTAGGAACTTTCTGCCATTTGTGTACCCATTGCTATATGAAGCGAATAAATCGTTTGTTTTAAGCCTTTAGTGGGCAAATCTTCCAATGACTGGGTACGACAAAACGCATCCACCTGTGCTTGAAGTTCTTTTTTAAACTTAGGGGAATACGTCTTGAGTGCTCTTGCATACAATTGCTTGTATTGAGGGGTCACTATTTAAGTGTTAAAAGGTAAATAGTTTCTGCGAATAAAGTAGCTATTTCATCAACTTGGTTTTGAATCCAAGTTTCTTGGTAAATAGTTGTTCTATCATCTTGAATTTCTGCATAACAGGCTTGAAAATATGCCATTACTTGTTCAGGATTTTGATAATTTACAGGTTGCATAATTGCATAATCAACTGGACGACCATAAATACCGCTTACGCTTTCAACTAATCCGTCTGTTAATTCTAATATTTCATCGTAAAAGTTATTTAATGCTTTGTGCATTGAATAAACATTGGTTTGATGATGCCATACAACGGCTTGGTCAAATGAAGATTTTAAATATCCAACAAAGTCCGCAAAATTATCTTGTGGGGTATCTTCGTTAGGTTCATTTGGATTTTCTACTTGCTCAATTGGTTCAGACATTTCAATATCGTTGAATGCTTTTAATTGCTTGAATTGTGCTTCTAATTCGCTGATTTGTTTTTCTAAATCGTTTATCATTATTTATTATTTAAAAGGTCATTAAGATTTTTAGGTACTTCCAAAGGTGCAAAAGTATCCATTGGTGCAATATTGCTCGGAATGTATAGTTTTTCAAGTTCGGTTTGGTCCACATAATCAGGAATCTCCATACCCATCTCCTCATATTTTTGCTTAGGAGTTAACCACCAAGCCTTATCTAACCAAGCCACTTGTTCAGTCTTATTGGCTTCAAGTTCTTTATAAACTGAAATATCAAAGTCAACATAAACATTTTCGCCTTTATATCCCCAATCAGTCCAAAGTTTTCTATTTAGATTATCTCTAAGGGAAGTAAGTAAAGGAATGGCACAACGAGTTGTCAAAGCCTTTTCCCCTTCAACTTGATTGTTGTATGTTTTATTGGCAGCATCGTTTAAAAGTTGCGATGGCACTCCGTAAATATTACAAAGGCTTACCATATCCCATTTCTCACTTTCAAGGATTCCTAATTCAACAGGGCTTAATCCTATTTCTTTCCAGTCAACTTTATAACCTGAAACGGCTATTTGATTAAAGTTTTGGCTACCTGCTTTATCGCTTACTGATTTCTTTAATGCTATTGCTTGGTCTGCTCCGCTTATTGGGTCAAATCTATCATCATTCATAAACAACACTCCCGCAGGTCCACCATTTTGAAACGCAGATACTGAAGCAGTTTTTGCTTCGTTGCTTCTAGTTAAAGTCCTAGATGCAGCCTTTAAAGGTGATTGCCCATAAAGTTGATTACCCGTTATATTCCATTGCGGGTTAAAGTATTTGTCGTGTAAAATTTCTTCAGTTGTAAATGACCACAACTTACCATAGTATAATTGATACCCTGCTCTAACTGGAGGGAATACTTCGACGTTTGCGATAATTGCCATAAACTGGGCTGGGAGTGGGTACAATTCCAAAGGTTTTCCTTTGTTTGCTCCTGCTTCAATAAGTTTTCCATAAATGAATGAATTTCCTGTGATAAGTTTAAATGCACACCATTGTTCAACCATATCTGACCAAGTGTCTTCAGTATTAGGAAATTTCAAAAGTTCGTTTAATCTTTGGTCGCCTGTATAAATTTCAAATGCCTTCGCATGAAGTTCTTTCATTTCCTTCCAATTGGTAATCTTGTCAGGATTTTGCATTAATGCTTTATATTTTTTTGCAGAAAATTCATCGATTGTTTTATAAACGTGAAAAGGAGCAATTTTTGCTTTTTCAGTTATCAATCTAACAATAGAATAAACTATGTCGTTGCTTACATATCCATCATTTACAAAGCCCTGTGCATCTGCACCTTGCCACGTTACAATTCCACGATTTATTGAAACAGAAGAACCTAGTGGCCCTTTCATTGGCAATACCGAAGTAAGAGGTTTTGTTTTAGGTGCTTTTGCTTTTGCGAAAATATCCCAAATAGCCATATTAGTACATTTATGTCAAAGTTAAAGATTTTATATTAGAAAACACTTACAACAAATTTAGGAGTATATTCAAAGTACATTCTCATAGCAAGACAATCACTAAAATCGGGCGAACGACCTATCGCAGCTTTGACTTTATCCTTTGGGATTATTCCTTTGCTTGAATCATTGTCAACATTCTTTTGTTTGACTTGTTCTAGTTCCTCAATTATCATTTGCTTTTGTTTCCCGTCAGCATTGATAAACATTTTGCTATCGTTTATTAACTCGGCTAATTTGTAATAACATTGCGATTTAAGGTTGTCAAAGTTTTCTTTAGCGTGATTTACTGGATTCTTTAACGCAGTGCTATTGTTTACAAATCCTTTGCATCTTAAAATATCAACTACCCCACCGCCTACTCCATCTTCATCGACTACAATATTTGAATAAGGTACTTTAAAATCTAAGGCAAAGTTTTTTATAATTTCAGCAACTTCAACAACCGACTTGCCATTGTATTGATAAAGTTTAACACGCATTCCACTCCATATCCCAATGACAGTACTATCAGAGCCAAAACGTGCCACATCGCAAGTAATATAAGGATTGCCGCTAGGCACAAAAGCATTGGTAAATGTGTCAAGTATTTTTTCATAATCTATTAATTGTGCAGCATCTGAAGAATATTCCCAGTTGCCAAATAGCAATCTTTCTTTGCTGACTTTATCTAAAGTTAAAAGGTTTTCTTTGTAGTGTTTTGAAATGTAGGGATTGTCATCTATTAATGAAGCTATAAATCTTTTATTGTTGGCAATGCTTCCGTCCTGTTGTGGCTTGTAGAACTCCGAGTATGCCCAATTCTTTGCTGGGTTACAAGTGTAAAGAATCTTAGGTACTAAATCGTTTTGGTCCAACTGAAATCTTATTCTTGATTTAATAATGTTTCTAGCCTTATCATCTACTTGGTTAGCCTCATCTATAAACGCATCGGTAATCTCTAGTGAACCTAATTCATCAAAGTTTGGGTCGCTAGGATATGAATAAAGGTCTTTAAGCAGGATTGTTGAACCATTAGGAAATTCTATTGTAGAAGATTGAGCATTGAATTTAAAATGCTTATTGGCTTCCAATCCTTGCATTTTAGCTATTTGAAAAAAGGAGACTAAGGTAGTTTCTTTTAGGGTTTTTAACACGGCTCTCCCAATTAGTCCTCTTGTATTGGGAT